AAGAAGTTGCTGGAAGATCTGTACTTGATATAGTTGTATTGATTCCAATATGTGTATATGTTTGTAAATCATATAAATGAATATCCCAATTACTACTACTACCAGTCCATGAACTATCTGATAGATTGAAATTATATACTCTTCCTCTTCCTATAGTCTGTCCTATTCCACCAATTTGATCATTTAAATCTACAGAATATCTTTGTGCAGGTACACCATTAACATTATTAACTCTAACTATATTTCCCATTTCAAAGGCAATATTTGAAGTAGGTATTGTCTGAGTATCTCTTGGTTTTTCAATATCTAATATTGTTGTTACCTCATTCTCTGCTTCATATCCTCTTACATATGCTGTTCCTGGGGATACCTTAACACACATCAAATCATCACTTGGTGTATTAAGTTCATCAGTTTTTTCACCAGCAACAAATAAACCCGAATTCCCCAATCTATCATTTAAGGAATTATGGGTAGATGTTTCAAATGGTGATACAGAATAATCTCCAGATTCATCATATGTCCTTTTTGCCATATAATCCCTAATAAGATTATATGAAGTCTTCACATTAACCTTTTTAAGAGTTCCATTATCAACCCTTAATAACTCAATAAAATCAGTATCATTAGTATCGGTTAGTACTTTTTTGGTTAAAGTTAATGATAATTTTAACCTATCAGCACCAGGTGCAGCATAATTTGTAAATCCTTTAGCATTATCATACAATGAAGGATCGTCTTTTGCAGAAATTATTTCTTCATCAACCTTTAATCCAATTCTATATGATGGACTATTAGTATAATGATCTAAAATTATAGTCTGTTTAACAATATCTACAAAATAACCCCTAACAAAGAATACTCCATCCCCAATAGATACTGCAGATCCCGTAGAAGTTGCATCTGCTGAAGTTAAAGAAGAAAATGGAGTTCCTGCATTAATAGTTGTATTTCCATATACTATATTTTCATTGCATGATAAAGATTCTCCATCTTCAAATTCGTTAAAAACAAAATTCTTATCAGAATCTATGTATTTTACATATATTGTTGGATAATCTACTTCACCATCTTCTGGAAGAGCAACAAATTGAATTGTTGCTGTAGAACCAGATGTATCACCTGTTATTGTTTTCCCTATAAAATCTTTAAGATACAAAGAAATTTCTGTACCAAAAGTAGTAGTATTTAATTTTACTGCAGAAAATTGATCATCATAAACAACATTACCAGGAATCACTATGGATCCCTCTTTAAACATATGACTTCCAAAAGATTCTACCTGATTTTGTAAAATCGATTGTAATGTTGTTAGTTCTCTTGCTTGAACTGGATATCCTGGTTTAAAAAGTACCTTATAATAATTTTTACTTCCTTCAAAATCATCATAAAAGGGACTAATATTTAAATCTGTTTTTTGTGCCATTGTTATTAGAATTCCAGGATGATTTTAATGTCTTCTTTTTGTCGAGAATCTCGTGTTACTAAGGGTCTATTGTCGATGTAAATTATATCCCCTGTCTTCTTATTTATCTCTGGATCTGCAAGTCCTTTAGTAAAAGTAACTCCCAAATCAGTAACTTTATTTCCTACTGTCAGTTTATTATCATTAAATGTTGAATCAATAGTACCACTACCACCAGAATTAAAACTAATAGTATCCGAAGTAGTTGTAGATGATTCAAAAGCATATACCTGAGCACCATCACTCACACCCTTATAATCGGTTTGATTAAATTTATTATTATAATACAAAGAACGATCTTGGAAATATTTCAACACCATAGTATCTTTATCATAAGATCCCACATATGCTTTAGCTGTTTTTCCATCTGCTCTTACTTGAGTAATCTCTTCTCCAATAACTGGAGTAGCAGTATTTGCACTAAGTTTTGCTGCATATAAAGAAGAATACTGATTTTCTGTAAAAACAGAATCAGACGTAAAAGAACTTGGATTTTTTATGATTCCAACTTGTGCAAATTTAGTATCAGTTGGGAAATCCTTAGTTGAATCATCAAATCTACCATAAACTAATACCTTATCAGTTCCCAATTCTGTGTATATATCATATCCATGCCCCTTAGAAGGTGGAATGATTGGTATTAAATATGCTGCATCGGGAAGAGTGCTACCACCAGGTTGGATTGGTGCTAAATCAACAACACCCCAAGTATAATTTTTACCACCAGTAACAACAGATGTGGCTGTTATTGCTGTACTAGAATCTACAGTAACTGATACCTTACCACCTGTACCATCACCAATAATATCAAGAGTTTTTGTTCCTTGACTATATCCTAATCCACCATTTTCAATATATACCGTTTTAATTTGATTATTATTTAAATCAGAGTTTCCTGCTTCTCTAATAGTTTGAATTTGGGTTTCTGATGTAGTTAACCAATCATTAGGAACAACAACATAATCTGTAGCATCAAACTTTATAATATCACTTGGGGCAACCGAAAATAAGTATTTCCACAAATAACCATCACCACTAGTTCCAGCTGCAGTTGGATCTGTATTTGTAAAAGTTGGTTCATCCTGTGATTTATTACCTTTAGGATTCGTACCAGAAGATCCATTAGATATACAAACATAAACTCTATAATCACTATTAATTACATAATAATTTGAATCATATAATCTACTTACATTAGAATTTGGTGCTGGATTTGCAAGACTATAATCTTGCCTATACATATCATACGCAGTATTAGCAGTCCATTGAACCTTTCTTATAAGTCTTCTAATATTAGAACTGGTAATCTTTTTACCAAATAAAGAAGTACTATTATAATGTTTACGATACTGAAGGTTATCAGTTGGAACTGGGGGATCAGTATCCCAATTGGAAGTTCTTCCGAACCCAACAGCAGGAGAAGTTGGGTTGTCTAAGCCCAAGAAAACGTAATATGCATTATTACTATCAACTACAGAATCTATAAAATTACCTGCATTCAATATTCTAAATTGATCTGTTACGACGGCGGCCATATTAATAGTTTTTTAGATATTTATAAGGTTTATTGTTATAATTTCTTAGGAAGTGCTCCACTATCATTGAATCCAGTACCTCTTCTTTGAATTGATGGGAATGTAGATAATCCAGAATCTACAGTATATCCAGTTACTGCTATAGAAATTGGTGAAGATGATCTAGTAAATCCAGATAGTCTTCCCCATGAGAATTGTCCTACTGGACTAGTTGCAGATCCACTAGTAGAAAGACCACTAGTAGAAGTAAGGGAATTTATATTGCATATAATAGAACCAGATGAATAATCTAAAGCATTAACATAATAAACATTATCAACACATGTTGTACCAACTCCAACTACTTCCGAATTAGCATTATTAATAGAAGTTACCCCACTTCCAACTTCAGTGTTGAAAACATAAACTGGGTATCCAGTAAATAATCCGGCTAAAGAATCTACAGTAAACTTAAGTGCTAATGGATTTGATCCAGTACCAGTTGTAGTTCCAATTCCTGTAATATTACCAGAATGTCCATTAACCAAATTAATAGTTTTTATTAATTCAACAGATCCACTTGCTGTAGTTGACATTCCATTAACAACTAATCCATCAAAATTCGCAGGATTATCATAATCAAAGAACTCAGCATCATCAACAAACAATTGATTAGTAGTGGTAGTACTGATTGAGAATCCACCAATTATTTTTGCTGTAGGATATACTAATGCTTCAAGGGAATCTCTTGACTTATAAACATTCTCACCATTAATAACTTTATCAGTTTTTTGTTTCATCCAACTTAGTGGTTTATAAGTATTGGTATTAATACCAAGACCGGTATAAAGATTAGTTTCAAATTTATCTGAATATGATATATCATATGTGGTTCTTTCATCTTGAGTTACTGTGCCAGGAATAGCATCATTCTTCATTACCTGTACCACATCACCCTTCTTAATACTGGAAGAAACAGATGTAACCAAAGTTGTATCAGAACCCTGTGTTCCCAAATAGAAGAATACTGCAACATTATCTGATTGTTTTGGTGGTGTTTTGAATATAAATGATGTTCCACCATCAAATTCATATGAAACTCCAGGATCTTGAATTACACCATTTATAAAGATTAATAATGCATTAGCGAGTTCTACGTTAGTTCCTAATAATCCCTCAAAACTAAGTAATTCGTCATTATAATATAATGGGAATCTTGTTCTTGATCCATCTTGATACTTTGCAATAGAATCAATATAATCAAATGATCCAAATTCCCATGCAGCAAAATTATCAGAATATGTATCGAGAACTGTTAATGTATATTCTGTTAATGGGGAACCTAATTTCCCATCAGTAACTAATCCAACTGGTTTAATAATATCTCCACGTTGGAATCCATATCCATTTCTAACAATATCAAAACTCTTAATTTCAAAATAAGTAGATCCTATACCAACACTACTTGCAGCTGCAACATTAAGATCAACTAATAATCCATTTCCACAATCTGTTGTTGCACCTGTACTTAATCTAGAAATACCAGTTACTTCAAGATTACTATAAGAAGGTTCGGATACGCATATGCGAGGATTTGTATATCCGGTTCCACCAGAAGTAATGTTAAATGCTAAAGATCCACCTACACCCACTGTAGCAGTAATTGTAGCACCAGAACCTACAGCAGATCCAACACCAACTGAAATTGTTTTAGAAGTAGCTGAATCAATTGAAAGAGTTGCTCCAGAAGCAGGATCTTTTCCTACTCTTGGATAAGTATGTGTACTAATATGATTATTTCTATCACAAGTAAATATCAACGATTCATTATTAATTTGAATAGTATTACTTACAGTTAAACCATGCGGACTAGCAAATTCTAAAATTAAATTTCCAGTAGCTGGTGTATAAATTGCATCTATAGGAGTAAGATCAGGTCCAACACTTGGATTGATTGCATTAGTCAAGGCATTTATAAATTTATGCTCATATTCAGTATCAAGTACTGTTACTCCTATAGAAATATTATTGCTATATCCAGAACCAAATGTCAATTGACCATGCCAAGCCCAAGCAGAACCTAAACCAACGTAGGTATGCCTAACTGTGCTTGTACCTACATTTACATTAAATGAAGTTGTAGAAATAATTCCTGTGATATTAAATGCATTATCGTGATTTGGGAAAACAGTTGTACTTATACCCAAATAATTATCACCATATCTTACAGCACC